GTTAATCTCTTAGCTATATGTTTACGTGAGTTAGGATTGAAGTCAACAATCTTTATCTTATTATACTTACCATCCTTCCTTGAACCTTCATCGACTATCCAAGAACCAAAGACTCTCTTTAATTCTCCTTGAAGTTTATCTCTCTTCTCTACTAGTTGTGAGTACAGTCTAGAGGCTTGTTCAACATCAAAAGGAAATCCATTTTCAGTTTGTTTTAAACATATTGTGTGGATGTCATGTTCTAGTTGTATTGATTCTTCTGGAAACTTTGCTTCAAGTAATTTACAGTATAACTTATAGTTAAGTTGTACATCATTCTCACAGTACTCAACCATCTCAGGACTGAACTCTGTGAACTCTGTGAACTCCCCCTTTCCAAAGTTTAATCTCTGACCCCACGACTTAAGTGAGTGTCTACCGTACTGGTCTTTATCAATAGCTTGATTATTAAAGTCTCTCTTAGCTCTATCAGGATAAATTAATCTAGACCACACTAAGGTGTCTCGTATAAGCTGTGTAGACTTAGGTTCCCATTTGAAAAACGATTTTAAGGCTAAAAGGTCAAAACCTAAAATGTTGTGTCCTATAATCGTGTCAAAATTTTTTAGTAAAAATAGTCCGTCTACTATTTCCTCTCCTGTGAAGGAGGTCATCACATCTTTTTCTATATCATACAGAACCATGCAATGTACTTTAGTAAACTCCTCTAAGAGTCCGTCAGTTTCTATATCAAATATACATGTTCTCATCTTCACCCCTACTTAAATCTTCTACCATTGCTATTATTGAGTCCAGACACAGTTCACAAAATGTGACTGGAATAGAACCGAGCATACCTTGTACTCCTTCACCTATTAATTCAGAATCCTGTCCACAAATAGAACAAGTATCTGTATGTAATGAATCAAACACTTTCATCAGAACACCGAACTATCACCAGACCAACTCTCGGTATCTTCCTCTTCATCAAAAGGGATCTCATCAAGTGGTACTTCAGTAAGTCTTCCAGTTTTATGGTCGTAGTCTAACTCACATGCTATACCTGTCTCTCCTGTCCATCTGTTTTTTAGTACTCTAACTGTGGTACGATCAGGATTATCACCTTGTTGATCTCTTTCACAACCAATAACTATATCAGAAAGTTGTCCAATTGCGGCAGATCCACGTAATTGTGCCATACTAGTTTGAGCACCGTCTTCATGTCCTTTGTTACCTTGTGGTCTTTTAAGGTGTGATACAAGTACAAGCCCACAGTTTACCTCTTCTACCAAACCTCTGAGTTTAGTCATTAAGTTATCAATGGTTCTCCTCTCGTCACCTTCTTCAATACCTGAGACAACAATGGACAGGTGGTCTAATATTATGAAGCTACACCCACATGCAGTCACCATGTACCTGATCTTGGATAGAAGGTTGTCACTCTCAAGTGAACCCCAATGGTCATACATGAATATGTTTCCAGTATTCAAGGTATTGTCGAATGCTTCCTTAAATTCCTCATCTGTAACTTCAATTGTACCTAGATGTAGTGGTTTATTTAAGTGAAGTCCCATAAACCCAAGTCCAGTACGTTTGTTCGACTCTTCTAGTGCTATGTAACCTATCTTCTCTTCTTGATTAAGTATGTGGTTTGCTACTTCTCTACATACCTGAGACTTTCCTATTCCTGCTCCTGCGGTTATAGTTACTATCTCACCCCGCCTCATACCTAGTGTCTTCTTGTTTATCCCTTCATACGGATACTGACAGGATGCCATTGAGTCTTCTGCACTAACTATATCCCACAAATCTTTACCATTAACAATTCCGTCTGGTCTATAGACTTTAGCTTGCCAAATGCAATCTATTAACTCTCTAACCCTACCTTTAACTAACATCTCGTTAGCATCCTTCAAAGGTAGTTTAGCTATCTTAGCTTTACCCGGTGGTAAAACTTGAGCACATTCACGAGAAGCTTTAACACCCGGATCATCACTATCAAAACAAAATATGACCTCATCATACCCATTAAGTAATTCTATGCTCTTACGGATAGCTTTTGAGGCTCCTGCTGACCCATTTGGAATGGAGTAAACAGGCCACTTATTACCTTGAGACTGAGAAACGGATAATGCATCAATTTCACCTTCACAAACTATAGCTTTCTTTCCTTTACCTGACCATAAGTGTTGACCATATAAACCAGCTTCCTTTATGTCACCTCTGGTGTGGAAATCTTTATTACGAAACCTAATCTTCTGTGCTACTCTCTCTCCACTTGAATCTTTGTAGTTAGCTACCTGTACTGGTTGTCCTGCAACCTCACCTACACGGTAATCCCACTTCCTACACGTTTCCAAAGAAATACCTCGTGCACTTAGATTTGTCACTTCACCTTCAACAAAATCCATATTTTTTTCTCCCCTTTGTAATACTACTTTCTGTTCACCACCCTCAGCTTTTTCTCTGTAGTTACATCCAAAACAGAAGGCGTGTCCGTCATCATAACGTGCTAGATTATCACGAGATCCGCACTCTGGACACGGCTCATGCTGTATGAACTCACTATCCTCATGTGTGTGATCCATCAGTGCTCCAACTTTTCTCACCGTCTTTACTATTTACAGTAATAGAACCTACGTATGTAAAACCTACAGCATTTAAAAATGTGTGGAAGTTCTCTAAAACATCTTGTATAGAGTAACTCTCAAAAGAAATCGTAGTTTCTTTAGTTGTTATTTTTCTCCATTCATCACTTGATTTATAAGTAAATCCGTAATGTTCTTTAATTTCATCTTTATCTGGAATATCCAAAACTTCTTTTAGATCTTCTCTAGTTACCATTATTTCCCCTTTAGTTTTCAACCCAAACACCTGATCCACCAACCTTACGCATCAGTTGGAGACCAGTGTTGTCTTCGTTTACCAACCACCATTCACCTACATCAAATGCTGGACAGTTTGTACCACCTAAATCACTGTGTCCTACTACTTTTGCGTCAGGATGCATGTGTTTTAGAGTTTTAATTAGAATAAATAAAGACTCTAGTTGTTTAGTAGAGTAGTTAGAACTAACTTCACCTTTGTTATCTAATCCACCAGCTAAACATATACTAACAGAATCTAAATCGTGCTCTTTGGTATGTGCTCCTACTTCATTCTGATTACGTCCCACTTCAATTTTACCATCACGTTTCACAAAAAAGTGATACCCAATTTTAAGTAACCCCCTTTTACGATGCCACTCATCTACAGTCCTAATACTTATGTTTGCAGTAGATTTCGTATTAGTGGAGTGAACTACTATGTAATTAGTTTCTTTTCTTCGTGTCATTCTTTAATGTCCATTCGTGAGGTATTATCTCCTCTGAGTATAGGAAGTTGTATTTCTTACACCAGTTAGCACATGTCAGTTTAGAACCTTGAACACGGCTATTAATATTAGAAAATACGAACCTCACATCTAACTCAGGATGTTGTTTTTGTAGTGCTCTGTGTTTCCTTTGGTCTTTATATCTGAAGAATCCTTTTGCTTCAATTATAACACCATTGTCTAACACAAAGTCTGGCTTGTACTTATAGTCAATGATATAAGCAACGGACATTGGCTCATACTCAAATTTACATTTTCGTTTTGTTAAGTTGTCCGCTATCCGTTGCTCAAGACCAGATCTAAAAGTCACCAGATTTTTCCTCTTCTTCAAAGGCTTGGCCTTCCTCAGTCTCGTTGTTACCTTCTTCAACGATGACTTCGTACTCTTCCTCTACATCGAATACATCGTCTGCGTTACCACTCGCAACATATTCAACAAGCTTAAGAACTTGAACCATACGTAGTCTGAGTTGGATACCAAGTGAGGTACCATGCTCATACGGTGCAATCTCATAAGCTACCCTACCTATACTCCCATTACCTACTTTAATAGTAGCTGGAAGAGGTTCGTTTTTCGGGCCGACAACCACAGGTCTTTGAGTGAATGTCTGTCCAGTACGACCGTTTGTACCTGACGCTTTCAGTTTGAAGTGGAACTCAGTTCCTTCCTCCATACCGTCATCATCAAGTGACACCTTGTATGGCATATACTCCTGCCATTTCTTTGCTGACTTTTGTTGACACTTCTTCTTCCATTCAGAGTGTGCGGTATCAACAATATTCTGCATATCTTCAGCTTCAGTACCACTCAGTAATACCTTAATATGAAACTGACCTTCTGCTTTATA